TCCTTCTCCGCTGTGATGAACGCGCTGGTCTCGACACCTATTACCGTGAAGCCAAGGTCGAACAGCCGTTCAAGCTCCCAGCCCATGCCACAACCGATCACGCCGACCTTCTGGCCCGGAGTCATGCTGAGTGCCACGATCAACGCGTCGATGACCTCGTAGGTGCCGGGACGGAGCACGCAGGAGAGGTAGTTAACCGTGACCTCGGGTACAGCGTAGAGCACGCCAGCCTCGGACACGGCCTGGACCGTCGTCGGCCACTCGCGGGGGATGTTCAAAGTGATCGCCGCGCCGGTCACGTCCACAACCCGCCCGATGATGTTGAGCGGATGCGGCGCACCGTCCACTAGGCCGAGCGAGACCCTTATCTCGCCACCCATCGCCACCTGCGGCCACGGCGGGGTCGGCGTCATCGTCTTGGCCGAGAACGCGACCGTCGCCGCCGGCAGCGCCACCGGCTGCGGCGTGCGCCAGATCAGCCGGTAGTCGCTGTCGTAGGCTGACTTGGTGGAGTAATCCTTGAGCGGCATGTCAGCTCACCCGCCGCCCGACATAGATGATCGTCCCGCCGTCAGTTCCAGGCCCAACCTGATACTTGTCCTTGCTCGCCTGGCGCCAGTATTCGCGCACCGCGAGCCCGCATTCGGTGAACAGGGCAACGAACTGATCCGGCGTGTAGTGGCGTTTGTGGTCGGGGTGGCCCGTCATGCTGAACGGCTGCACGTCCTCGTTCGGCGTCGATGCGATCACGATCGGCGCCATCGCGGCAAGGCTGCTCACGAACTCTCGGCCGTCCGCGACGTGCTCGACGACCTCGAACGCGACGGCGAGATCGAACGCGCCGATGTCGGGCATGACAGCGCGCATCTCGAACCGGGCATGCGGGTGCAGCCACGCCTCGCGCGCATCGTCGATCGACGGGCCGTGCGGGTCGATGCCGAGCACGTCGGCGCCGGCCTCGGCCAGGATGCGGGTGCCGTAGCCAGAGCCGCAGCCGGCGTCCAAGACCTTGAGCGCCTTGCCCGGGAAGTGGTCGCGCATCCACTCGGCGGCGAAGCGGTAGCGCGCGACATGGTCGGCTCGAATCTCGCTCACTGTCCTGCCGACCTGGCGGCCGTCCTCGATCATGCGTGCCCCCGAAAGCGGTGCAGCTCGTCGTTACCGAAATCCCCGACCCGCGCGTAGCCCATGCCGGCCAGCAGCGCGCCGATCGCGGCCTTGCCCGGCACCCCAACCCAGCCGTCGTCCGTCGTCTCGAGCCAGATCAGCTCCGGCCGCAGTGCGCCGAGCCCGACCAGCGCGGCGTGCTCGGCGCCCTGCACGTCCATGTGCAGCAGCTCGATCCGCTCGGCCTCGATCGTCCGGCAGATGCTATCGAGCCGCCGGCCGAGCGTGAAGATCGACACCGGCGACTGCCTGACGCGCGGGAACCGCCGGTTCATCGTGTCGGTCTGCCGATAGAGCGACCCCTGGCTGTCGATCTTGCCGTCGAGCCGTGCCTGGAACCAGTCGCGACCGTCATCGCGTTCGGCGACCGCGCACTGCATGATCTGTACGCCATTTCCCGCCGCCCCCACCTTTACCGCGAGCGCGAGGTACACCGTCGGATCGGCCTCGATCGCCACGACCTTCGCCGTCGGCCACAGGTCCTTGAACCGGATCGCGTCGCCGCCGTCGAAGGCGCCCGCGTCGATGATGACCGACGGCGCGATCCCGAGCTCGTCGAGCCACGCCGGGTTGAACCGCGAATGGTACAGGCGCCCGGCCGGCGGGCGCTCGTACCAGCCGCCGGCGAGAGGTGGCGCCGTCACCCGATCCATTCCAGGCCCTTGAGGTGCGGCCGCAGGAACTCGATCAGCTCGTAGACCTTGACCGGCATCGGCCGCGGGCCGTCCGCGCCACCGATCACGCGCAGGCGCTTCCCTGGATCCAGGAACAGCGCCGAGATCGTGAATGAGCTCGGCGGCCCGGTCACGTCCAGGCTGGCCAGCATGGCGCGCCACTCGCCGAGCGCATCGCCAACGCCGTTATAGATCGAGCTGGTCGCCGCCGCGACGGCGCGGCAGACCGCCGGGTCGTCTCCGATAACGCGGTCGCGATGCATCTCCATATAGCGCTCGACCTTGATCGGGCTGCGGTCGCCGGCGCGCACGTGCAGGACCGAAAACCCATGCCGGATCAACGGCGGCAATGATGCCATGGTGCGCACCGCGTCGGCGTGCCTGATCAGCAGTTCGAGCCGACCGCGCTCCCAGATACCGTACTTTGCCGCGCCGTTCCTGAGCGCGGTCGGGAACCGTCCGGCGAACACCTGGGCGATCCAGTCGACGCGGTTGTGGTCGATGTCGTCGTCGGTGCGGTTGATATCGAATTCCTCGACCCTCTGCCCGTTCTCGATCGCCCAGCTGAGCACGCCCATCATCTCCAGCACCTGCGTGCCGAGCCCGCCGCGGATGTCGGCGATCACGCGAACGGATCTCCAACCCTGAGCGAGCCGTGCAGGGACAGCCGCTCGCTCGGCATGGTCACTTGGCCGCGCGCATGGATGCCGAACACGTTGGCGATCAAAAGCGTGTCTGCCGCCACCGGCTGCTCGGCGCAAGTGAGCCCCATCATGTTCAATTCCGTTCCGCTCGCCCGCAGAGACCCATCGGCGTGACCCTTGCCGCGCCAGGCATCGACCGCCCCGGACGTGATCTCGATCGCGTGGCGGTGCCGGAATTCCAACATCGCCGGTGTCAGTTCAGGCGAGCCGACCGCGTACCGGAAGGCGCCCCGGCCGCGTCCGATGCCGTGCGGGAACCACCACCACTTGAGCGCGGGGAAGAAGATGTCCGAGTGCGGCACCTTCTGCTCGTCCTTGTCGTCCGGCCGGTTGTCGATCCGCTGGGCATAGGCGCCATCCCTGAATATCTTGCGCGCCGCCGCATCCCCTGGACGACGGATCGCGGACAGGGCCGCGGTCTCGATCCTGTCAACCGCCTCGGCCACCAGATCGGCATCGGCGCCCTTGAACTGCGACACCAGGTTGCCGCGCTTGCGCACCGCCGCGCCCGCCACCCGCGCCGTAAGCCGCGCGATGCCGGCAACGCGCCCCGGATCGCCGACAAAGCCCGGCAGCACGACCAGGCCACCGCCCGCGAACGTCTCGGCGTGCTCGCCGGCCGGGCGGGCATCGAGCGCGTGGCGCGAGAAGATCACCCGGAAAAGGTGCAGGCCACGCCGCTGGTGCGCCGCGGAGCTGAACGGCGGCCTGCGGAACGACTTGGTGTTCCGCAGCACTTGCGGCTCGTGCGCGCCCTCGATCACGATGCCGAGCGCCTGCGCCAAGGACTCTCCGCGATCGCGCCCGGTTCGAAACGCCACCTCAAGCTCGCGCAGCTCGCTCAGCTCGTCGGCGCCGTACACGCCGCGGCCATCGAAGAAGCCGGCGAACGGCGCCGCGCTACGGTCTGCGCCGGCCCCCGGCATTGATCGCCCGCGCCTGGCGCCGCGCCTTCTCCTTGGAGGCGTGCCCGCCGCCGTCGCGCGCCTTGCCTTTCGCGGTCTTTTCGATCCGGCCGCCGGCGCCGACCACGCGGAACTTGCCGGCGCGCTTGACGACATGGACGGGCATTATGCCGCCTCGCCGCTCTCTTCCGGCCGCGGCACCGCCGGCGCCGGCCCTGGGCTTGACCCGGGGTCATAGAGTTTCGGCACCACCCGCCCGTCCGGCAGCGTCTTGGCATGGACGCTCTGCGCCATCAAGGCCGACCACGGCATCTGCGCCTCGACCTGGCGCATCGCCCACGGGTACATCGCCACGGAGACCGTCCTGAGCCACTCCTCCGACCACTCGCAGGCGAAGGTCTCCGGCCAGGCCGGCACGCCCTGGGTGAAGTGCACCGCCAGCGCATCCGTGCGCGGCGCGTTGTAGCCGACCAGGTGGCCCCACCGCGTGTCGAACGTGCCGACCGCCTGGGTCCAGTCGATCGTGTGCGGCGCCCTGCAGCGCTCAGGATCATCGATGTAGTCGGGCGTGAGCACGGCGTTGTCCGGGTGCTCACACTCGAACAGCATGAGCGCCGCGCGCTCGAACGCGATGCCGTCCGGGTCGTCGCGCACTAGCACGGCCGCGCCGCCCGTCCCGGCACCGACCAGGGCGGCCACGTCGCCGGTGAATAGCACATCGGCGTCGCAGAACAGCGCTGGGCCCTCGAAGTTGCACAGCCACGGCACCAGGAAGCGCGAGTAGGTGAACGGGGTCAGCCCTTGGCGCGTGATCGGCAGCGTCTCGATCACCAGCGGCGTGATCGCGACCGGGACGCTCGCATGCTGGACGACCGACATCGCGCAGGCGGTGTAACTGATCACTTGGCGCGGGTCGAAGCCGATGAATACGCGCAGCGGCGGGTGCAAGGTCTCAGGCATTGGCGGTCTCCTACGCGGCGGCGGTTGCGGATGCGCGGCCGGCGACGGCTTCGATCTTGGCGAGGAATCGCGCGGCATCGAACCAGCCTGGGCGGCTGTCGAAGGCGTGGCGGGTCGCGAACCAGTCGATGAAGCGCGCGCCCCGGTCGGGATCGGTCGCCGGCCATGCCTTGACCTCCGGCCACAGGCGCGGCAGGTCGTGCGGATCGGCCGCGATCGCGGCGCTCTCGTATTCGGCACGGCCGAACACCACCACGGGCTTGCCATGCAGGATCGCCTCGAGCCCGGCGCCCGAGTTGATGGTGTAGACGGCGGCGCTGTGGGCGATCAGGTCGTGGATCGAGGCCTGATCGTGCTCGACCCAGCGCACGAATGGCCCGGCGCCGGCAGCGCGGCGCAGCGGCGCCATGCTCGCCGGGTTGGCCGGATGGCCCTTGAACACGACGTGGACCTGCGCGTCGGTAGCCCAGGCCGCCAGGCGGGCGACCAGATCGGCCTCGTCGACCTCGCTGTGGAACCGCACCGTCTCGTCGTGCGGCAATTGGCATGGGAACAGGATGTAGTCGCCATCCGGGATCAGGCCGGCAGCGATCAGGTCATCGCGCCCTTGCCGCGGCGGCTGGCCGAACTTGCTCTCGTTGGCGTCGATCCGCGCATGCAGCTCGGCCGCCGCCGCGGATGCCGGGTCGCCCGCCATGTGGTCGAACGGATAGCCGCTCGCGCCGGCGCCCCAGCCCTGTCGGTCGATCGTGAACAGGTGCGGGATCGGCGTCTGCATCCAGAACAGCGTCGGAGTCTCGCACGCGAATTGATGCCGCTCGCGGTGCGGGACCAGCGCCAGGTCCGCGGCGAAGGAGTCGATCAGGCCCGGGGTGACGTGCCAGCCGGGCACGACCGAGCGGAACACCTGCCAGCCGGCGCCGGCCAGGGCGGCCTCCATCTCGTCCGCCAGGCGGCCCCAGTGGGCGCGCAGGGCGAGATTCGTCCGCCCGCCCTGCACGCAGCCTACCGGGCGCTTGTAGGGCAGGTCCGGCGCCATCAGCGGCACCAGGGCCCGGCGCCGTCCGCCGTGCGTCCACATTGCCTTTGCGGCCGTGGCGGCGGTTGCCCGGGCGGCATAGAGCCCATGCTCGGCGCGATAGGCGTTGGGCGCGTGCTTGCGCGGCCCCTTGCCGGTCCAGATGGCCGAGTCGGCCTGGAACGTCCAATCCATGAACTCGGGGCCGAGGACGCGCAGGGTCGGTTTGCGCCCATCGTTCACCGCCGCGAGCGCAGCCTGGTCGAAATACCAGCCGAGCCCGCGCTGGCCATCGAGGAAGGCGGCGAGATAGGCCGCGATCGTCGCCGCGACGCTGTGGGCGAACTCGGCGCCGGCCGGCGTGAACAGCACGGCGCCGGCCGCGACCGCCATGTGCGGCGGATGATCGGGGCGCAGGAACAGCGCCGTCTCGACCCCGTCCGCCATGGCGGCGATGTCCAACGGCCGGCGCACGATCGAGTCGGCATCCAGCACCAATACCGGCCGCGCCGCCACGTCCATGACCTGGACGGCACGCACGAACCGGATAGAGGCATAGTAGGCGGCGCGCGCGACCGGCGGCGCGCGGTCGAGATCGACCGTTTCCCAGGTGCTCGTGACCTCGAGCCGCGGTGACAGGTGGGCCGCCGCGCGCGCGAGCGCCTCCTCGGCCTCGGTGGTCGCGTTGACGACATGGACGTGGGCGACAACATCGCCGCCGCCGTTCGCCGCCAGCGAGTGCAGCAGCGGCACCGCGTGCTCGACCGCATAGGCGGAGTCGCAGCCGGCGAACACGATCGGCTTCGATCCCGGCGCGGGCATGACCCCGGCGAGGTGCGGGAGGGGCATCAAACGGCAGCCTTAGTGACCTGTGTTTCACGTGCGACATCGCGCCCGGTGCCGGACAGCAGGCTCAAGGCGATGTAGGCCAGCGCCTCGCCCTGGCCGCGGCGCGCCGCGCGCCAGCGCCGTTGATAGGCCGCATGGCAGGGGGCGCAATACCGCTGGCCGGCGCGCTCGTGGGCGGCACCGCAGGCCGAACAGCGTAAGGTGGTCACCGGATCGCTCCGCCGGTCGACGCGACCGGCCCGTCTGCGGCGAGGCAAAGCAGGCATGGGCAATCGCAGCGTCCATAGCTCTCGAACAACAACGCCGGGCACATCAGGCAGAGGGGCCACATGGCGCCGGACCTTTCATCAGCTCCTCGGCGTGCTCCTTGTCGCGGGGCACGGTGCCGGTCGCGCGCGCCACATGGCTGCGCATGGCGAACCAGCGCATGGCGCGCCAGTCCTCGCCATCGTCGCCCGCCGGCGGGTTCGGCGAATGGGCGGCATCGGCCGCGGGCTGCGGCGCAGCGGGCGCAGCGGATGGGGCTGGCGCAGACGCGGGCGCAGGCGCGGGCTCGGTCCTGATCTCGCCGAGATGGCGCTGCTCCTGCGCGCGCCGCGCATCGCCGCGCATGTGCATTTCTTCGGGATCGGTCTTGCGGAACTGCTCGATCTCCCATTGCTTATGCGCTTCGCGCACGACCGCATCGGGCGCGTCGCCGCCGCGAACTGACAAGATTTTCCAGTCGCGCGCGATCGCCCCGATATTGGCCTGATAGGCGGTTACATTGACGATCTTGATCCGGCCTGTGCGTCGATGCTCGATCTTCACGGTCGGCAGGCGGTAGACCATCATGCCACCTCAGATTTGAAAGAGACCCGGGCCCGCCAAGGGGAAGTGGATGGCGGGCCCGGAGACGCCGGTTTCGGATAGGCTGGCCTAACCGGCGATGCGGACGCCGAGCTCCGGCCGGATCAGCTTGGCGCCGTACAGCACGTCGAAGTCCCACTTCAACTGCTTGTACTGGCGGCTGATCTCGAGCCGCAGGCTGAGCCCTGTCACCGGGTCGGTCGCGGCGGCGAACATGCTGCCGAGACCGCTCTCGCTCGCCTGCTGGAGCAACGGCCGGGTCGCGAACGCGAAGGCGTTGGGATGGAATCCCAGGTTGACGACATGGGTCGCCTTCTTGATCACCACCTTGGTCGCGGACGCGATCTGCTTCAGAGCCGGGTCGATGGTCAGCGCCGTGTTCGCCGCCGACACCGTGACGGTCGCCGCGTTCTTGACCACGTACGTCTGCGCGTCTCCGGCGATGGTGAAAATGTCCCCAGGCACCAACGTGCCGGCCAGGCCGGCCGACGCTACCTTCACCTGTAGCGCAGACGCACCGGCGGCCGTGGTCGAGCCGACGGTCATCGAGGCGACCGTGCCCGCGGTATGCGTACCGACGTTCTGCGACATGAAGTGGTCCATGCCGAACTTGCGCCCGATCTCGCCCTCGATCTTGACCGCGCGATCGCCCGTCTTCTCGACATCGCTATAGGCCGAAAGCTGGAGCGCCTGGGCCTCGCCGGTCGGGTCGAGCACGACGTTGCGTATCGACACCGGCGCGAGCTGCTCGTTGAGCACCTTGCGCGTGTTCGTCGCCGTGGCGACGGTCGAGAACGGGATCACCCCCGCCGTGCCGACAAAGCCGTAGATGCCGGTGTACTGGGAATGGATATGAGCATCCATGGTGTTCGCCAGCACCCGCGCCGCCTCGCTGGTCTGCATCGGCACGAAGTGCGCGTTGCGGTCGACCTCGACCATCTCCTTGTCGGTCAGGTAGAAGTCCGTGTGCTTCCACTGGTTGAGCTGCACTTGGACCAGGCCGGGTGTGACGCCGGCAGCGGAAGAGTGCACCGGCGCCGCGGTCACGTTGGCCGCGGTCTGCGTCTTCGGCACCGGGATATCGATCGTCGAGCCCTTGCGGGCCGCGTCGCCCGCGAAGTCAGTGGTGACCAGGCGCGGCATCACCGCCGCCTCGCGCAGCGCCATCAGGCCCTGGGCGAGGATCTTCGGCAGGATGTTCGTGAGTGTGTTGGCTGCCATCAGTTAATCCTCTTTGGCTACGCTGTTAGAGCGCGGCGAAGCCCTTTGGGCCGTGGCCGTTGCGGACATTGTCCGCAGGAAGCGGCGGTTGGGATAGGCGCGGTAGAGGCGTTAGGAAACGAGACGGGCCTTGCCCTTGGCGAACGCCTCGAGGTTCTCGCCGATCGCGTTCGGCGCGTCGGCCGCAAACGTCAGCACACCGCCCGCCCGGGTGGCGCCGTCGTTGCCCGCGCCGCCGGCGCCGGTCGATGGCTCGAACAGGTAGTCGTGGCGGGCGCGTTGCGCCTCGATCCACTCGCCCATGCTGATCGGGCCGTGCGCGCCCGACATCGGCTCGTCGCCGTTCATCGCCACCGGCTCGCCGTCCTCGCCCAACCGCCACACGTCGCGGCCGAGCTTGATCAGCAGGTCGAGGGCGTTCTTGCGCACGCCGCCCTCGACCGCGTGGGTCTTGAGCTTGTTGTCGATCCGCTCGACGGCGAGCGCCTGGTTGGTCTTGCCGAGATCGCCCGTCAGCTGGGCAATCTGCGCGGCCTGGGCCTCGATCTGCTTCTCGGACTTGGCGCGCGCGATGCCCCAGCGCTTCTCGACGATCTCGTTGATCTGCTCCTCGGTCGGGGCCGTTGCGCCCTTGCCGGTTGCGGCCCCGCCTTCGGCGCGCGTGCGCAACTCCTCGATCTCGTCCGGCGTGGTGTCGCCGAACTGCTCGAGCTTGGCGAGCGCCTCGGCGAGCTGCTCCTTCACCTTCCTGTTGCTCGCCTTCTGCGTCTCGTGCGCGTTCTTGAGGCTGAGCACGCCGGGATGCGCGGTAATGCCGTCGACGCCGAGCACGAAGCCGACACCATCGGCCTCCTTGTAGAACTCGCGCACCGCCTCGGGAACGTCGTCGAGGTTCTCGACGATCGCTTTCAATACTGCCATCGGTGTCTCCTATGCCCGCCTTGCGGGATGATGATGGACGGCTACGAAATATCTTGGTTCATCGCGAACCCGGCCCTTGATCCTCGTCTAGCGCGCTCGATAATCTCAGCGTTGCGCTCTGAGAGTTGTTGCCCAAGTGCCGGATCATCTTCCAGATGGATCATCTGCACGCACACGATGGCACCCAAGTGAACGAGCATGAATTTGCCGGCATCGTCGCCAAACCGAAACTGCCCGAAACCGGTTGCGCCCATTGCTGTGCTTTCCGATACGCAGGCGCCGCATAAATCGGCGCGGGCGTCGGCAATCTGTTCGAAAACTGACATCGCAGAATCGCGGTCAACGTAATATCCACACACGGTGCGGCTTGAAACGAGATCAATCCGCAATCCCCACTTCAGGGTCATGGGGTCAATCATGGCGGTTCCTTTCACGACATAGTTATGCGTTCACCTTGACCACTCGGTCGAGGTAGTCGTCCGGGTGCTTGGACAGCGCGACGGCGAGCGAGTCGCCGAGCACCTTGACGTGGCCGCGCTTGATGTGGCGCGCTACGTCGATCGCGCTTGCGAGCAGGTCCGGGCGCGTCTTCCAATCGGTGCCGTCGACCTTGCCGTGATCCATCATCCACACGTCGTCGATCGGCTTGGCCTTCACGAAACCCGCGTAATAGGTATCGCCGTTGCCGACCCGCCAGCCGAAGTCGGCGCCGACCATGACCACGCGCTCGAAGCCCATGTACTTCGCCAGGCCGAGCGCGCGGTTGGCAACCGTGAAGCCGCCGATCACGACATCGCCGTGATCGAACCAGCGCTGGTAGACCTCGATCTCGCTGGTCTTGCCGGTCACGATCGGAGAGGCCGCAAGGCCGGACGTAGTCGATAACTCCCAGTTGCCGAGCACCACCGCCTCGCTACCATTGCCGAGGTCGAGCGCGAACCCCGGCCTGGTTTGGCGCTCGGTGTAGCCGCAGGCGGAGTGGTAGACCAGCGCCTTGCCGCCGTGCTCGATCACGTGGTCGAACAGCACCGGGTGGCACGAGGAGGCGAGGCAGTAGGTCACCCCAGGCCAGACCGGCGTGCGCGCCGCCTCGCCGACGCCCGGGTCCATGTTGGCCGCGTAGTGGACCGGCAGGCCGCGGTTCCTGAGCCAGCCGACCGCCTCCTTGAGAGCAAAGATCGTCCAGCCGAGCCGGGCGTAGTGGCGGACGGCGCACAGCCCGCCGGGCTTGGCGACCGATGGCCCCAGCGCCACGATCAGCGCCCCCGGCGCCCCGGCGTGCATCCCTTTGCGCGCGATCGCCAGCCGCCGGGCCGCGGCCGAGGCGATGTGGCGGCCGAGATGCGCGAAGTCGGGGTTCGAGAACGCGATCGCGTGCGGTTTCGGCTTTGGCGCAGGTGTAGGCGGGGCGGCGACAATCAGGGTTGGCCGGGCGGAGGGCGGGCCCGGCGGCGTCCATGCAGGCATCGACGGTGCGGCGTTGGGCTTACAGCCCGAACCTTTGCAGCCTGGCGCGGTGCTCGCGGAATTGCGCCGCGGCGATATCGTAAGCGGCATCGATCGCATCGTGGGCGTCCGCGCGCGCACGCGCCGCGGCCGACTCGTCGCCGGCGAGCACGGCGCGGCCGAACTTCGCCAACGCCTCCATCTGCGCCTTGCGGATGGTCGCCACCAACGCCTCGTCGATCATGTCCGATCCTTCAATTCCACACCGTGCAGGCCCTCGGCCAGCACGACCGATATCTTGCCCACGGCGAGGCAATCCGCGCACCACAGCGCCCGGCTCGCCAGATCGCGGTCGAGCGCGCCGTCAAGGTCGGCCCACAGGCCGGTCACCACCTCGACCAGCCTGGGGCCCCCGCACGCGGCACAATGCAGCGCCCGGAACCCGCGCCCAACCAAGCCGTCAATCCGAGCGGCATCGGGCACGGACTGGAGGCGATGGAACGGCGGATCGTCGCGGTTGCCCATGGCGCAAGTCTACGCCCGTTCACGCCGCGGCGCACCGGGGAATCCGGTCCTCGATCAGCACGATCCTGCGCGGATCGAACACCACCAGCTGCACATCGGCGTGCCAGCCCGGCATCGGCCCGGCGGACTCGTCGACCTCGATCGCGTCGACGCCGGCGTCTTGAAGCGCCCAGCCGATGGCGTAGAACGCCGCCTCGCTTTCGCAAAGCCGCGACCGCCGCCGGGTCATCTCCAGTAGGCGCGCGTAGGAATCGAAGCACCCACAATGCCATGCGATGCGCGCGAAGTGGTCGACCCCGAGCACCGACGCGCCGTCGCAGAATCGCGCGACCGGCAAGGCCACCACCCGATCGAGACGCACCACCACCTCGACCGCCGCCCAGCCGCGCGCGTCGACATCGGCGATCATCGCGCCGTAGTGCGCCACGGTGCGCCGGTCGCGGCACAGGTACACCGCGTCGCCCCAAGCGCGGCCGAACGCTTCCGGCGCGCCCAGATCGAAGCCGTCGCGGTAGAGCGTGCGCAGGCCGCGCGCGTGCGTCGCATGCATCCACACGCCCGGCCGGGCAGTGCCGCGCGCCCATGCCTCGGCCTTCGCCGCCGGCATCGACGGGCGCCAGTCAGGCCGCCTCGCCACCGTTCAGGTTCGCCTTCGCCCATGCCGCGGACTCGCGCGCCTTGAGCTCGTCGAGCGTGAACGGCCGCCCGGTCTTGACATCGACGAACTTGTCGACCGTGAGCCCGCCGCGGCGGAACAGCGCGCCCTTGGCCTTGCCCAGCACCTCGTCCTGGAACGCCGCCGGCTGCGCCTTGAGCCACTGTTGGTAGGTCGGGCGCCGGCGGCCGAGCTGCACCGAGCCCGGCATCGATGCGCGCCGCTGCGCCGCGATGATCTCGCGCCGCGCACCAGGATCGAACCCCTTCTCCTTCAGCTGCCGGTCGAGCAGGTCGTCGAGCTTGCGCGCGCCGCGGCCCGGCTTGAGGTTGGTCGCGCCCAGCTCCTCCCAGGTCTTGGTCACCGGGCTTAACGTACTCCGGCAACGGGGGTGAGCTGGCGGGCGGATGTGCGCCGTGCCGACCGGCCAGCGCTTTCCGTCGAGCGAGATGCAGATATCCGACGTGCGCGAGTCGAGGGTGCTCACCCACATCTCCTCGGCAACCACGTCGTCGTTGGTCTCGTAGAGCGCGGTGCGCGCCTGGCTGGCGACGGCGGTGACCGCGGTGCGCACCAGCGCCTCGGCCTGGACGCGGGTCACGTGCTCGGTGGTACGCAACCGCCGCGCCATGGTGCGGATGTCGTCGCCCTCGACCATGCCGAGCCGCACGGCGGCCTCGAGGCTCGCCTGGCGCCGGCGCGACAGCTTACCCCACCACTGGCGGATGGTCTCGCCGCGCGCGATCTTGCCGTCGACCAGGGACCGCAGCACCTCCGGGCTGGGGCGAAGGTTGCCGAGATCGACGCCCAGCGCCTCGTCGAGCCGGCGCGCGGCGATGTCGACCTCGGCCTCGGCCAGCCCGCGCAGATCGGCGCGCAAGCTGCGCTCCATCGCGGTGCGCAGGTCGCGGTTCTGCCGGCGTATCGCGGCGAGCAGCGAGTCCAATCTCGCGCTGGTGACCAAACCGGAACCGGCTTCAACAGCCGACGGCCGTTTTGCCAACATCGCCGAGCGCGCGGCGATCCGGCGCGCCATGTCCGACTCGGCCTCGGCAAGCAACTTGAGCACCTTCTTCGCGCTCGACCCGCCGTATCTTTGCAGCCAGATGGCATGGCGGACGGCAGAATCGTTTAACGCTTGATTGACCGCCGTCTGCCGTGTCGCCATACCTGCAACACCTTGCCTCGCCAGTCCCGGCCTGGCCCTAGCGTGCCACGCCTGACCCCACCGTTCCGCAGGCCGCCGGTTTTAACAACAAGTTTTGATCCTTCATCCACCGCCGTCCCTCGACGCGGCACCGGCAATCGTCATCGTCGCAGGCAGGCATCCCTCAATCACTTCAGAATCAGCGTCTGGCCCTCGAACAGCCAGTCCTCGATCTTCTTCGCCAATGCGACGATAGCATCGAAGTTGTCCGGCGAGCGCGCATCGATCGCCTGGAAGTCGCGCGCTGCCATCTCGAAGCACCAGCGCCGCAGGTGAACGACGTATGTCATGTAGTCGATCTGGCGCACGTCCGGCGGCAGGATCGTATCGTCTGGCATCGTCATGATCCGCGCCGCGCCTCCGTCATTCCATCGCCCCCGCCATCGCCGCCTCGTCAGGTTCCGGTTCCGGCTCAGGCCCGAACAGCGCGCCGGCCGGGCCGTGCTCCTCGAGGTCGCGCTGGAAGTCGTCGAACGTCCAGCCTTCCGGCAGGCGCTCGCCCTCGCGCAGGTTGTGGTACAGCGCCTCGCCGCCGATGCCGCCGTTCTGCCACGCCGCCACCAGCTGCACCATCTCGGACGGCGACATGGCGCGCTCGACGAAGTCGCTGTTGAGCGCGATCGTCGCCTGGTCCGGCTGCGCGCCGCCCCACCACGCCGCCCAGCTCAGTGCCTGCGACAGCCCGCGGCTGGCGGTGGCCGCGATCGATGCGAGCACGCTGTTCTCGCCGCGGTGGCGCAGGCTCACCGTCTCGGCCGCCTCGACGCCGGCCTTCTGGTCCTCGAGCAGGCGGGCGCCGAGCGCCGCCATCTCCTGCTTGTAGGCCTCGCGCATGCGGTCCTGCGCCGCGGCGCCGGCGCCGGTGAACTCCATCATGCCCCAGCGCGCGCCTTCCTCGAGCAGCCAGGCGACGCCGGAGCCGATCTTGAGCTCGCTCTGGGCGGTGTCTCCGCCGTGCATGCGCCCGGCCACCACCGGCGTCGGCAGCGAGGTCAGGTGCAGCGTGTGGCGCAGGTCGGCGGTCACCTGGTAGTGGGAGATGTTCGATGTCGCCAGGCCGAGCAATGGCGGGCGCTCCGGTTCGGCGGCGAGGCCGGTCGCGCCGAGGAACGTGAACGGAATGAAGTCGAGGCGCGCGCCGCGGCGCAGCGGCATCGCCGGCGTATCGATCTCGGCGAACTTGTCCTTGACCTTCTCGAACCTGCGCACCGTGTACCAGCCGTCGACCAATTGCAGCACCAGCAGCCGTTCGACCGCAGCGACCTCGAACTCGTCCTCGGCCTTCACGCGCGCTGCGTCCTCGGCCAGGACCACCAGCGTCAACACGCGCCGGCCGGCGAGCCTCTCGACGCGCCAGTTGATGATCGCCTCCGCGGCGTAGCCGGCGAGATAGGGCGTGCCTGTGCCGACCGGCACATCGGCCAGCACGCCGTAGCGTCCGGCGGTCACCACCTCGCGCACGGCGTGGCCGGCGAACACCTCGATCGGCAGGCCGGCCCCATCGACGCTCTTGACCAACACCTCGGCCGTGCTAGGCGCATCGATCTCAGGCGGCTTGCGGAACACGGCGCCGACCAGGCCGTCGACAGTGCGCGCCGTCGCGTCATGGAACGAGGCCCGTTGCTTGAACGCGAGATACTCGTCGTGACGCATGCCGGTCGGCTTGGGCAGGTACGCCTCGGCCGCGGCCTTGACCGCGTCCTCGCCGGCCACACAGTCGCGCATGACCTTCCACTGGCCGGCAACGCGCGAGTAGAGGTCGTGCTTGGTGTCAACCGGCATCGATCATGCTCACGTCGGCACGCGGCCCAGGCTGCTCGAGTGCGGCTTGGCCGTCAGCCCGCCATCGATAGTCGGGGCAACCCGCGCCGGCGGCACCTTGGTGACACCCTTGCTGGCGATGTGCTCGGCGATCTTCGCATCGTCGCTGTCTTCGCCCTCTTCTGTGGTTGCGACCTGTGGCGCCATGCGCGGGTGCTTGCCGGCGGGCGAAGCGGCGACCAGCTCGATCTCAACGTCGCGCAATGCAGGCTTTTTCGTCCGCACAACGACTACCGGCGGCACATCGCGCAGCACCCAGGCCTCGAGACGCTCGGCGACCGCCGAGACGGCATCGACCACGTCGCCGGACAGGTCTTCCGGCACCAGCCCCTCAGCGAGCTTCAGAAGCTCGACGCGCAGCTCCGGGGATAGGTTCGCCACCGTCATCACCCGCCAGAGAACCTTATCATTCGCCGTTCGCCCCCCTCAATCATCAGCTCGGTCAGCGCCCAGACCAGCGCGTCCAGGCGGTCTGGCGACGGCATGCCGAGGTCCGGTTCCCAGCCGCACAGCTGGTCCTCGAGCTCCGGGAAACCGCCGACGTGGTGCACGCGACCCTGCTCGTACAGCGCCGCCACCGGCTCGGCGCGCGCCTGCTTGCCGCGACTGGCGTGCAACGCCCGATAGGCGACGTTGGGTGCGTGGGCGCGCAGCACGGTCTCGATCCAGTCGCCGCCGTTGTTGACCTCGCCGATCACCCGGTCGGCCTGCCACAGCTTGTAGGCGCCGACCGCGCGCCGCGCGGCATCGTCCGGCGTGCAGTGGGCCGAGACATCGGCCAGAACGTAGCCACGGCCGTTCGCCGCCGCGCCGGCGACCACGATGCCCATCTCGGCGGTCGTCCGGCTGTCCTCGCCCTCGCGCCGCGCCCCGCCCTTGGTCATCGCCGGGTCGATCGCGACCACGATGCGGGTCAGCGCCGGCAGCTCGGCCGATGCCGGCAGGCGCAGCTTCTCGATCGCATCGCGCGTCCACAGCGCGCCCTCGGCCTGGTCGAGCAGCTCGGCATGGATCTCCTGCCGGCCGAGGCGCGTGCCCTCGTAGGGCAGAATGGTCTCGGCGAACCACGTCGGATCGAGATTCGCCCGGTTCTCGTAGCTCGAGCCGCGCACCAGCACGGTGCCGGCGAGCGCGCTGATCTCGCGCAGCTGCGCGATCGGCTTGGGCGTCGTGGTCAGCACCTTGCGCGGCCGATCGGTCGAGGCCTCGCGCATGCCGAACTGGAGGTTGTCCCACACCGCCTTGAGGTTGCGGAACTTGCCCGGCTCGTCCGCCCATGCGGTGTCGCCGGAGAATCCACGCAGCTCCTCGGGCTCCTCGGACGAGTAGATCGTTGCCCAGCTACCGTTCGGCCAGGTGAGCCGGCGCTTCGACGGCTCATAGTCCGGCGCGAAGCCGCGCATCGCGTTGCGGCGCAGGCCCGCCGGGCCGTCGATCATCACGTTGCGGACCTCGGCCGGGTCCTTGCCGATCAACGCCATCCAGCGGCCGGCGAAGTCGCGCGCCCGCTCGTGCACCCAACCGGTGCCGCATCGGGTCTTGCCGAAACCGCGGCCGGCGAGCAGCAGCCAGGTCGACCAGTCGCCCGGCGGCGGCATCTGCTTGGGCCGGGCCCAGAAGCGCCAGTCGGCGCACAGCTCGGCCACACCCTCGGACCCGAGCCCATCGAGGATGCGCTTGCGCTCGCCCGGCGCCAGCGAGGCCAGTTTCTCGGCGCGGGACCGATCCGCCCACTCGGCGAACGTGACGACCGGCGGGCGGTCAGTGGACGGTGCCGTGATCCTCGTCGTGGTCGCGGCCATTGCCGGCACCGTTGGTCATGTTCGCCGCAATCCCGTCGAGCGTGAGGTCGAGACGGTCCCGCGTATCAGCATGCTCGATCGGGCCACCGTCCTTGCCTGTCATCTCGACGGCTTGGCGCGGACGACCGTAGCCGCGGTCGAGCAAGGCGGTTGCAGCGGCGATCCGTGCGCCTTCGCTCTTCCCGTTGTTCATGATCTTAACCAACGTATTCAGGGCTGCTGGCGTGTGCTCGCGCGCCAACGTCTCGAGCGTCAGCTTCTCGCCCTTTTTTGCCTTATTCTTGACCCCACGCGGACGGCCCGCGCCGGGTCTCCGACCGCCGGCGGCCATGATTTGAATCCTGATTTTTTTTGAATTTCGGGCACGCCTCGGGCGACCCTGGTAATTTCCCTGCCTGAATCCGGCGGCGTTGTCAAGCCCCCCAGGGCGGAGCCAGGCGCGATCCGGTGGCGTACCGCGGCGCCGGATGGCCGCAACCGCGGGCCAGCGCCGCCGCCTGGTTGCGCGGCCAGTCGAGCGCCTCGAGCTGCAGGGCGCGGTTGCGCACCGCCTCCGGGTCGAGATCGGCGAGGTGGCAGGTGAGCGCGAAGTCGCGGCCGGCGCCGGTCAGCCAGGCGCGCGCCCGGATGGTTTCCACGGTCGTTGTGCCGTGATGCGAAAACCCGCTCGATCCGGCGGCGTCGAGGAACGCGCGATGCACGACGGCGCGCCACAGCCAGGTCTCGGACGACCGCGACGCGGCGAGCTCGGCATCCTGGGC